GTTTCCCAGTCACGATCTATATGCGCGATATTTTTCCCATAAAGGACTTCCTTTTCCCTACGCCCAAATCCCAAAAACCTCTTTACTTCCTAGCTGCCCTCGCCTATAATAAAATAACAACCCCCCCCGCGAAAAACGGACAGGAATTATTATGAAACACTTAGAAGGGTTAAGAAAACCCAACGCAGACCAGTTTCCCTCGCTTCATAATGCAGAGGGGAATGTGGTACAACTCCAACGGTTAACGCATCGTCATCTGGCTATCATGGATTTCATGCTTGCAAACCCCGTAGTCCCTATGTCACAGGTGGCCGTCCACTTCAAAGTATCCCAAGCATGGTTATCGACTGTGCGGAATTCCGACCTCTTTGTGGCGCGTCTAAATGAAAGACGGAAACTTATGGACGAGGATCAGGCGTATCGCATCGGCACCAAGATGGCAGCCCTCGCAGAAAAAGGGATTGATGCTATGTCGGGCATTATGGAAGATGTAGATCAATCGGCTACTGTGAAACTGGATGCAACGAAGACGGCCTTGGAGACCTTGGGGTTTCTCGGGAAGAATGCTCAACCAGCCGCTCCACAACAAGCCCCTGTGCAAGTTAATATCGGGATGTCTGCCTTTGAAAGCGCTAGAGAGAAGGCTATGCTCGGGCATAGGACTCGTCCTGCGTTGGGGGACAAGTCATGATTGAGCGCGTACGGTTCGCACCTAAAGCCCCTTTCCCTCGTAAGGTGGCGAAGAAAGCATGTATCAGAGAAGGGCTCGCTTTCGAGGCAGATGCCCAACTAGCGATCGATAAGATGAAGCCCTTGACGGCGACTGCCTATCACTCGCAATGGTTGGAGTATTATTCTCACGGGCAGAAGTATCATGCGCAACCAGACCTCTTCATTCTCGGGCAAGGCGTCCTCTGGATCTTCGAGATGAAATTGCGACACACCCCCCGATCCGCGAAGCAGTTATCGATGTATGGGGAATTGCTTTCATTGCTCTATCCGGGAAAAACGATTAAACTGGTGGAGGTTTATAAGTATTGGGATTGGGTCACGTACCCTGCGGAAACCATAACTCTTACAGAAGAAGAGCTTTTCAGCAACTGGGCAACAGACGCTGTAGGGCTTTTCCACAAAGGTGTCCAATGAATAAGATTGATATGAATGCGGATGGGGATTATCCCCTGAATACGTCAGCATCCAGAGTAGCCCTCTCTGTAGGGGGAAATTTTGGGACTGCGACTGTCTCGGTAGGTTTCTATACCTCGCCGGGGGCTCCTGGAACTTTCCGTCCGTTTGTGGATTTGAATCTAATGGCTGTCCCTTTTGACAAGTTGGTGAATAAAGGACAGGCGATTAATGTAATAATTAGAGTAAGTGGAGCGGCGGGAACTTCCCTTTCAGCTATTTACTCTCCGGTGACTTAGGAGGTCAAGATGTTTTTCGGAAATCATAAGGTGGTTAATTTGAAGACCCATACGGTATATCCGCAAGTGTCATTTGAAGACGGGAAAGTTGTTGCCCGTCTGTATGATGCGAAAGGTGCTTGTGTGTATGAAAACAGGGAGCAGGTATCCCCACAGAAAGCTCGTAAACATTTACAAAAGGCAGCCAAGCCTTACAAGCGTGAGGGATAAATTATGACTATATCATTAGCGGATAACCTTAGAAGTGCTCGTGCAGACCAGATAACTGTGGCACGGGATGCAGGAGCAGGGCCCGGAGCAATCCGTATTTACACAGGCCCACGTCCTGCGAAAGGTGGAGCCCCTACCCTCTTGTTGGGGGAGTTAAACTTTGCCGATCCTTCGTCGCCTGCTGCGGTTGCCGGGGTCTTGACGGCCAATGCGATCGTCGGGGATACCTCTGCGGACAATACGGGGATTGCGGCTTGGTTCCGTGAGGTCGATTCTAATGGCTTGTTCGTTTTAGATGGTGATTGTGGCTTGTCCGGTTCTGATTTGAATTTGAACAAGTTGGATATTACAGCAGGTCTCCCTATCGATATTACTTCCTACGTATGGACTGAAGGGAATAACTAGGAGAGTTTAAATGCCTGTAGTTCTTGAAAGCGAAGGTAGTTCCCATCTAGCACTGGCCGCACATTCTAATGCGGCTTTGTCGATCCTCGAATGGAAGTTTAAGCCTATCACGACGCCTCACTCGTTTGGTGTTATAGCTCTTGATTTCAATTCCACAGGGGCGTATGTACGGATTAATGCGGCAGGTGACATCAGAGCTAGGGGCGTGCAGACAGGGTCAAATACGGCGAGTCCCGGGGGCATTGATATCTTTGATGGGGAGTGGCACGTCTTACGAGTCTACTACTTCGCATCTACCCACCAGTTCGAACTTGATGGGGTTTTCGGGCCTGTCAATAACCAGAACGTTATATGGAGCTCTTGGAAGGCTGCGCTATCCTATGCATCGACTCAACTGAAGTTCCAAGGCCGTACGGAGTATTTGAAATGGATCAATAACCCTGCTGCACGCAATTGGGATGCTCCAAGTTCCAGTCATGCTCCCGGCCCTGTCAAACTTTTAGACATCTCGGGGAGTGGAGAGGACGCTATTGGTGTCGGCTTTAAGGAAGATGGGTCGGATTGGGTAACTGAGGGTGTAAGTGGGGTCATCGGCTCTGTAGATGTTGTTGGGAAGGATGGCAGTCTTCTTGGGGATGTCGTTATCGGGGATGGGATTTCTGGTATCGGGAATCTTGCTGGTGCTGACGGGGGCTTTTTTGGGCAGGGTTATGTCGATCGAAGAACTTCGGGCATTGGTTCTTTTGGCGGAGGAGGAAGTCTCGCAGGTATTGGGATTGTTCGGGAAAAGATTTTTGCGCAAGGAGATCTCGTCGGGGAAGATGGGGGTCTTGTTGGGGAGGGTCTAGTCTTCGATCCGGTTACGGGGACGCTAAACGCTGTCTTAGGGAATGGGACATTAGCAGCGGTGGCTATTGTCGAACATGTGCCTTCGGCGGCAGGGGATGATCTGGTGGTGTCTTCGTTGGTGTCTGATATTGTTGTTGATTTGTAATAAGGGGATATGTTATGGGATGGTTTTCATCTTTGTTTACGAAGCCTGAAAAGGTTTTGGATATGGCGTCTGGGGTAGGCGGCTGGATTGACGAGCAACAGTTTACGGATGAAGAGAAGTCGGAGTTTAAGCTGAAGCTCTTTGAACAGAAGTTGAGATGGCTCCAGGCTACACAGGGGATGAATTTAGCTCGACGCTTTATCGCTCTCGCCTTCGTGGGCAATTTTATTGTTACGTTTCAGCTCTGCTTGTGGACATGGTTTGCAGGGTTTATCTTCGAGTTTGAGACTAAGGTGTTTTTGGAGGGCGTTGTGGATCTGGCTGTCGCGTTTAATGTGGGTTGGATCATGGTAACTATAGTGGTATTTTATTTTGGTAAGGTGGCTGACGTTAAAGGTGCGCTATTTGGCAAGGCTGAAAAACAATAAATGAATAAGTATAAGCCGTGAAATTCGGGCGGCTTATATTGGCTTATATTAAAAGGAAGGTTTTATGCAAAATGCGATGGCTACACAACCAACGGTCGAAGAGTGTATTGAGCTAGGCGCTGCGGATACATGTTTCTTTGGTCGCGCTTTCTTCCCTCGTGCGATACGTATGGATTCTCCTGATTTCCATCATGATATCTGTGAGGCTGTTGAAAACCCTGACAATGAGAAGGTTGCGGTAAAGGTCTTGAGGGGTGGTGCGAAAACTACTCTGGCAAGGGTGATTATCGGGAAGAGGGTGGCTTATGCGATATCGAAGACCATCTTGGTTATCTCGGCTACGGCGGAGCACTCTTACGAAACTATTAAATGGTTGAAGCATGCCGTCGAGAGACAGGATGTCTATGCTAGAAGTTTTGGTTTGGAGAGAGGGGACAAGCATACGGATGCTGCTAACGGGGAGAAGTATACTTGGAGGGATGACAAGATACAGATCTACCATAAGCATACGCAGCAGATTATCACCATTGTTGGTACGGGTATTTATGGCCAGTCACGTGGTTTGAACATTGAGGATTATCGTCCTGACTTTATTCTGCTTGATGATGTTGTCGATGAGGATAATGCGAAGACACCGGAGCAACGGAAGAAGGTTAACGATCGGATATATGGTGCGATAAGTAACACGCTGGCTCCAAAGAGTGAAAGCCCGACAGCTACGATGTTGTTTCTACAGACACCTTTACATAAGCAGGATGCTATCGAGTTGGCAAGGCACGATCCTGAGTGGGCGTATATCGAAGTGCCTTGTTTCGACAGGAATGGGGAATCGGTTTGGCCAGAACGTTGGACGACAGAAGAACTCCTGAAAAAGAAACAGGGTTTTATTAATCGTAATCAGCTGTCTTTATGGTTGAAGGAGTGGGAAGTTCGGGTTACTGATGACGAGCTGTCTTATTTTAAGAACCAGTGGGTCGAAGACAATTATTTTAATGTCTTGCCGGACGCCTTGCCATGTGTTCTGGCGATCGATCCCACACCTCCGCCAAAAGAAGCAGACCAGATGTCTAATGAAGGTTTGAAAGATTTGGATGGATTCGTTATACGGGTCATCTGTTTTAGGAACGGTGAGCGTTGGTGCCCGGAGTGGTGGTCAGCGAAAAGTCCTTATCCTGATGAGGTCTTGAATAAGATTTTTGAAATGGTGAGAAGGTGGAAACCCATCGCGGTGGGGGTGGAGACTATCCTTTTTGCAAGGATGTTGAAGTATGAGTTGGAGAAAGAGCAGCTTAAACGTAGAACTTTTTTCCGTGTCGAACCAATTGAGGATAAACGGAAGAAATCGATTCGCATAAGACAGGAGTTGACAGGTCTATTGTCAGCGGGTATGCTACACCTTATGAGAGAAGATCATGACGCCATCTCGGAGATACAAGATTATCCAGATGTGGTTCATGATGACCATTTGGATTGTTTGGCAATAGGGGAAATGACGATTGCCCAAATCGGTGGTGACTTTATTGAGGGAGAGTTCTCTGAGGTCGAAGAAGATTACGAAGATATGGATGACTGGAGAGGTTGTCCAGGTTTGAATTAAATTGGCGAGGGTTGTGTAATGGCACAAATAGTTATCGAATACGGGACAGAAAGACATGGGAAAATGGTACGCGCAGTCTTAGACCGTGTTCAATTGTCTTATAAGAAACTGTCTGAAAGATATGACGAATGGGATCGTATCGAGAAGGAAATGGTATCTTATATTCCTGCAGCCGATGCCGAGCGTAAAGCTAAGACCCGTAGAGAGGAAAGCTCCTATACACAGATTAAAATCCCTTACTCTTATGGCATGATGTTAACTAGTCATACCTACTATTCGTCTGTATTTTTAGGACGCAGCCCTATCCATCAGGTTCAGGGGTTGCACGGGGAAGGACAGAACCAGACACTTGCACACGAAGCGATTATGAACTATCAGGTCAGTCGTGGCGGTCACGTCCCTCATTATATGGTATGGCTTTTAGATGTAGCTAAATATGGTGTGGGTTTCCTTGGGACGTATTGGGATAAGCAGGAAGCTCAGGTTTCTCAGTTGGAAGAAGTTCCTGTCGAGAATGAAGGAATTGGCGGAACTGGGAGAACTAGAACCAAAAGGACTGTGAAGCGGGTCACCTCGTTTGAAGGTAATGTTGTTTACAACGTCCGCCCGTTTGATATGATTGTCGACCCTCGAGTCCCTTTAATGAATATGCAGGATGGGGAGTTTGCAGGACGTAAAACTAATGTAAGTTTTAACCATATCCTGAAGGGCGAGGCACAGGGTAAATATTTCAACATTAAGGCTTTACTGAAGAATAACTCGTCGGGGTCTAAGAATGCGGACACTAGCGGGTATGGGATTGATGGTGATAATCCGGCACTTGTGGAGAAAGCCCAACGAGAAAACTTAGTTCTGAATATCCACAAGGATAAAGATTATGTCAAACTGGTGGAGTTGTATATTGAGATTAGTCCTAAGGATTGGGGGTTAGGTGAAAGTAACTACCCTGAAACTTGGGTATTTACTGTTGCCAATGATGAGATCTTGATAGGGTTACAGCCACTGGGTTTGTTTCATAATAAGTTCCCATTTGGTGTTTTAGAACGCGAGGTAGATGGACACGGCCTAACGTCTAGAGGGTTGCCGCAAATAGCACAACCTTTGCAGAACAGTATGGACTGGTTAGCCAATTCGCATTTCTACAACGTACAGAAAGGTCTGAATAATGAATATGTCGTTGACCCATCAATGGTCAATATTCGAGACTTTAAAGATCCCCGTCCAGGGAAGCTGATTAAATTGAGACCTGCTGCCTACGGAAAGGATGCGCGTACAGCAATCCATCAGTTGACACAGGTCGATTTTACCAGAACACATCTGCAAGATATGCGGGTTATTGAAGGATTATTCCAAAAGGTGTTCGGCATTAATGATCAGTTGATGGGAGCGTTGAATACGACAGGCAGAAAGACTGCGACAGAGGTAAGAACTTCTTCGTCTTTTGGTATTAATAGATTGAAGACTGATGCGGAGTTTTTTAGTGCTACGGGTTGGAGACAGCTGTCTACTATGTTCGTCCAGAACAATCAGCAGCTTTATACGGCGGAGCAGAAGTTTAGAATCGCAGGTAACAATATCCAGTCAGGGGAATTTGTGAACGTGTCTCCGGAAACCTTGGCAGGTATGTATGATATTGTAACGGTTGATGGTTCTCTCCCTATTGATAGGTTTGCACAAGCCGGGCTCTGGAAAGAGATTATTGCTAACGCTGCGAGACTGCCTCCAAGTATTCAAGGGTCTTATGATTGGGCTGCCATCTTCGGATGGATGGCTAAATTAGCAGGCTTAAAAAATATTGATTCGTTCAAAGTACAGGGAGGTGTGCCGAACGTAACAATGGAAAATCCGCAAGCTTTACAAGCGGAGGCTAAGAAAGGGAATATTGTACCAACTACAGAGGTCTAACACCATGACAAATGAAGAACGTTTAGAGGAATTAAGGGCTACAAAATTCCTCTTGAAAGAGTTGCGCGAAAGTAAAGGATGGGAGGCGTTGCTTACTTTCTATCGTGATGTGCGTCTTGCGAGACGTAATGCCATTTTTGGATCGGAGTCTAATGGGATGGATGGCTTGATCCAGATGGGACAACTTAAGAGCGAATTGGCAGGAATGGATTTTATAATGTCCGCCCCTGAGATGATGTTCGATGAAGCAGATTTAGAAGAACACGGGTTATTAGAGGAGATGCAAAATGCTGATCAACCGTTTGATGAATAGGTACAGAAAATTACATCCTGATTTGGATGATGTTCCAGCAGGTACAGACACGCAAGGTGACGAAAACGTTGAAGTGTCTGACGGCCTGAGCGAAGATGATATTAATGAACTAACGGATTTCAGTCCAGAAGTGACGGAAGACGAGCCCCCTGTAGAGCCAGAAGCCAATGAGCCAGAGCCAGCAGCGCCCTCGGAAGAAGATGCGGAAGACAGCGATCCGGTAGACGATAACAACGATCCAGAGGAAGTTGTTGAGCCAGTGGACGAACCTGAACCAGAGCCTGAACCAGATCCAACAGATCCGGAAAAAGCCCTAGCAGATTGGAAGACGAAGCTCGCGGAGCAGTATACGGTTTCTGAAGAAGATGCAGAGATGGTGTTAACTAATCCGGAAAAGATCTTGCCACAGATGGCGGCTAACATCCATTCACAGATAATGATGGAAGTTACGAAGACGATGAGTCAAGCCATACCGCAACTGATCGCACAAACTTTGCAAGCTCAACCGGGCATGGTGTCTGGTGCAATGAAAGCTCACGAAAATACAGAGACTCGTCAAGCGAAATTCTTTGAGACTTTCCCTAAGCTGTCAGAGCACAAGAAGACTGTGGCTACAGCAGCTCAGACTGTGCAAACAAATTTCCCAGATTTAAGTCTGGAAGATCAGTTACAAAAAACTGGGCAAGTCGCAATGGCGATGTTAGGATTACAAATGACACCAAAGGAAGAGCCTGTGGCAACTCCTGCGGCAGAACCGTTTATCCCTGCATCAACTGGTAGTTCCTCCTCGGACTCGACACCTGTTGAGAGTGAGTGGGAAGAGTTTATCTAATTTAAGGATTTTATTATGTCTATTTATGTTCCAGGTTTACGTGGCTCAGGCGATTGGGGTGTAGACGAGCGCCCAAAAAGCTTCCGCGAAACTATTTTATTTCTAGAGCCGAATGGTTCTGCGCCCTTGACTGCGCTTATGGGTCAAACAAGTTCAGAGTCGGTTACCGATCCTGAGTTCTCTTGGTGGGAAGAAACGATGCAACAAGCTCGTGTTCGTCTTGCTGCTGCTGTTCCTGATGGGGTTGCCACTACGTTTACGTTGGATGCCCAAGGGGCGTTTGATGTTGCCGGTACTGGCGGCTTCTCTTTAGTTCCTGGAGAGCTTCTTATGGTGGAAGACCCGTCAGGTGCCATAGGTGCGACAGAAATTATAGAAGTTGTTGCAGTCACCTCCGATACTGAAATTGTTGTGCGACGGGGTGCAGCGGGGTCAACTCCCGGAGCGATTGCCGACAATGTGTGGCTGTTGTCGATTGGTACGGCTTTTGAAGAGGGTTCTGCTGCTGCCGATGCGGTTACCAAAAACCCTACCAAATTTAAGAACTTTGCTCAAATCTTTAAGACTTCTTATGAGATCACAGAGACTGCAAAAGCTACTAAAGTACGTACTGGCGATCCGGTCAAAACGGACAAGAAACGTAAAATGTTCGATCATGCGAATAAGATGGAATATGCTTATCTCTTTGGACGCGCAAGTGAAGTAGCGGGTGCGAAAGGTAAACCGAAGCGTACCACTGGTGGCGCGTTAGAGTTTATCAAATCGAATGTTACAAACTTCTCTGGCGGCGGCACAGCCTTCACGGAAGACAATTTCATCGACGCATTCAGCCCTGTGTTTGATTACTCTGGCGAAGGTGCAAGTAACACTCGTATCTGTTTTGCAGGTAACCAAGCTCTGACTAACTTGAACAAACTTGCCCGTGATAGCGCATCTTCACGTATCAACTTTGATCAAGTTGTTGAGCTTTACGGTATGAAGTTACAACGTTGGATTGTTCCCCAAGGTGAGCTTTTGATCAAGACCCATCCATTGTTCAACACACATCCGGTTTATAGCAAATCGATGATCGGTTTGAACATGAAAGGGACTGTAGATCGTACACTACGTGCGACTAAGTTCCAAGACGGTATCCAACAGCCTGGAGCAGATTTGCAGAAAGGTCAATGGTTAACCGAGTCTGGTCTTGAATTACATCACGAACAGACACATTTTTACCTAAGCAACATGGTAGCTTAAGTTGGTGTAGCCTAGGGACAAGGAAGTCCTGATTTAATTAGGAGTTTATTATGCCAATTAAGATGAAGACTGGCGACAATTGTGTTTCCCCTTGTGACGAAGATCGTAACGTCACAGTTAATATCCCGTCTGATGCTAATACGGCTTTGTCTGTAGAAATGGATGATGTGGTTACTATCACTATCAAGGGCAAGGTCAAAGGTGTCCATGCCACGAAAGGTGATGATGTTTGGGGAACTCCGGGCGATATCCGTGTGGAAGTCGATAGTATCGAAGTCGATGGTAAGAATGCTTTTGCCGATCTGGTGGAAGATTAAAGTAATCTTTTAGAAAAGTTAAAGGAAAGTTTTTATGAAAACTATATATCTACACCAACAAGCAACTCTCAATACGGGGGTTATTGGGGTATTACGTATCCGTGATAAAGAGTTTCAAACTTTGGAAACCTCTAAATGCCTTCCTGCGGGTAAGCATAAGATCAGTCTTATCGATGGCCGTTATTTTGTAGGTAAAGATTATCCTATCTGTATGGACTCTAATGGACAATATCGAAATAAAGGTCTTGTTATTGGTAAGGAATGGGATTTCCGCCGTTTCGATCTTTTACGGAAAGGTGATGCATTGCAAGAAGTACTACGCGAAGTGTGTCCAGAAGAAGGTCTTATTTTAGAAGTAACAAAGACTTCTGAATCACAGAAAGAGACAATTACTCGCTTGCAAAAAGAAAACGAGCAGTTAGAGCTCTGTGCAAAAGAAGCTGTAGAAAACATCACCTTGGAGAACGGGAAAGTTCTTGAGCTGTTGGAAGACGAACTGGCAGCGCTGCAAGAAGAGTTCAACGCACTGACGATTCGTTACGCTAAAGTAGTCGAGCCGGGCGACTCAAAGGCAGATGGAAAGAAGGGGTAGGTCATGAACACTCTGACTGATATGATAGCTGCCCTACGTTTCCGACTAGGTAATAAGAAAGGCATTGATGCGGATATCCTAAGAGAGATTCAATTTGCTCAAACCCGTTTACAAGAAGACCCTACTATAGAGTACTGGTTTCTTCTAAACCTTAGTACGATCGTTTTGCCAGAGGGGCAGGCCGAAATACCTTTCCCTGATGGGTTTATACGAGAGAGTGAGGGGAATTTACCTTATATCGATCTTGGTACTTCTTTCCCTGAGTTGGAAAAAATGACCATGTCCCATGCGAGAAACTGCTTCGGTGCAGGAGTAGGGATGCCACGTGCCTACAGTCTTGGGGATAATGTTCTGCAAGTATATCCTATACCGGATAAGCAGTACAACCTGCGCTTCTCTTACATCAGACAGGAACCTGTGCTGACAACAGACCCTGTTATGGGGACAAATGCGTGGACTACGGAAGCTATGCAGATGTTGTTGAATAAAGCAGGAATCCCTTTAGCACAGGCGTTACGGGATAAAGACGCTTTGGCTGCTTTTACAAATGATTTTAATGTCGCTTTTGCTGAAATGATGACTCGTGTAGTACAACGGGAAGAAGCAAATTTCGACCATCAGAGAGGAGGTCACGACGATGCCCTTAGAAACCGGAATAGATGAGAACTCCCAACCAGATGACCTGAACAATACTTGGCCTCTGGCAGCAGATCCTAAGAACGAGGGGGATGGACATCTCCGCAATATTAAAAAAGTCCTGCAAAACTTTTCCAGAGATTTCGCTTTTACTGATTTGCCTTTGGGCAATATCCCAGCGGTTTTTAACGGGAAGTCTGACGAATCGGGTTTAGTATCGCAACAAGGCGGTATCGAAGTAGGTGTTCCTATGGACTTGGAAAGCGTGTTTGTCCGTGATCCTGAAGCAGCTTCTTTCGCGCCTATTCCTTTTACCCCTATCGGAAGTAGTAGCAAAGCCCGTCATTATAAGACATCGGCATTTGTTACCATCCCTGGACAGCCAGTAGACTCAGAGACTTCTACAGGGATTCTAGAGTTTATTGTGCCTGTGGATACTCAAATGTTTACAAAAACTTTGCGTTTCAGAAGCAATACGACTGTGACGGATGCAAGAGTTACTATCAGGGAAAATGATGCAAGCGGCAAGGTGTTAAGCCGTACATCTTCTGACCAAGAACTCATTGCAGGTGGCGGCTTTACTGTACAGGGAACAGGGGACACTGAAATAACTCTTGCCCAGTACTGGCCTTCGCACTTGGGACAGCTTGTTTATATCTGCTTGGATCGTTATGATTCCGTTACTGGTACGATTGTAAAGACTGGTTTTAGTATCAAAGGCGCTGCCATATTGGGACAGTTCGTTCCTTGGTTTAACCGAAGTGGGTATCCATACACTCTTGTAGATTTGCAGGAAGTGATGTCCGGAGGAGTGGAAGAGGTTTTACATGAGAGAAATGAGATACCTACCTCTATAGGATCTGATACATCTCTGATAAATGTTCCTGTCTTTGCTGTTAATGATGGAGTGACCTATCGTTGGAAAATCTATATTTTAGTAGAGCATGATGGCGGAGGCGGTGCTGCTTGGGCGGATATGGTGTTTGAGGTCAATGGCGTCCCTGTTAACCACTATGCGTCTGGCACACTTGGAGAAGTTTATATTGATGCCTCGGGCAGAGCAGTGCCTTTCACTTTCGAAGACCGTTTTGTAGCTACTGCCGACGAGAATATCTCGTTAGAGGTTTTGGCGGATATACAAAGCCAAGCAATGGTTGCGCACCGAGTATTCTTGACTGTCGAAAAAGTGGGGTAAGTTATGACTTTTATCTCAATAGGGAATCTAGCAGGTGGGGGATATACTCCTGATCATCCTGCTTATGATCTCCCTCCTAATGTGTTTGACGAAGTTTTGGATGTAAGGTTTGACGTGAATGGGATTAGACCTGCGCCACAAGAAGTAGAGCTTTTTCCTGTCATGCTTGCAAATCCCCTGTACCTTACAAAGGTCAAGCTAGGAGCTAGTGCCGAAGGGTGGATATACATGGATGAAACTGATATGTATATCATCTACAACAGTGTCCATACCAAAATTACTCGTACGCTTGGGGACGGCGGAGCGTATAAAGCTATTCCCCAACAAGGATGGCAAGAAGCGGTTCTTCACGGTATACCTCTTTTCTCCAACGGACGAGATGTGCCTCCGCAGGTCGATATCCTGCAGCCTGTGGAACCTGTTAAAAATTTAGAAAACTGGCCTAGCGATCTTCGTGCGGAGGTATTAAGACCTTATAAAGTATTCTTAATCGCTCTCCGCAAAAGATCGTGACTGGGAAAC